CCACTGCCGAAGCAGATTTTAATGCGGCCATTTAACGTCCATGCAACGTATGGGCGACAGGTAATACTGGGAAGAGAACCCAGGCTACTCACCATTAGAACAGCAGTGCTAAACGCAAAACACCCCAGGTGTGGTGCGGATAGTAAGCTGACTTGACCCATCTTCCTCATTAAGGTCGAGGCACAACCCCACTGCTAACCCTGTGGTAGGGGATGAAATAACGGTCTTGGAGCGAACATCTACGCTGACCAAGCCTTCTGCTGACGTCAAGTGACCACAAAACTGACTCTGGCTTTAATGGTCTTCACCGGATCACACGTGCTTGTGTGCTTTGTGCGCTTTCGTGCTACGCATGAATCATTGACCACTCATAATCGACCTCGGTCGCCGAAGCTCCCTAACATGTTGTAATTTGACATTCATTGTTCCCCGAAGAGAACGCCACCATTTACTACGGGTCCAGCTTCCAAAGGAGTTTCCCCCAGAGGAATAGGGTCACGAGAAGCCTTCCCGATCCGTTCCGTTTACCGGGAACCCAACCAGCACCACCAACAATCCAGACAACAGTGTCCCGTACACCACCCCACCTTACACACCTGCCGGTGCCATATAGGGCGTCATGGTTGGGTTGTTGTTTTGCGATATCGGAGTAACAACATGCCTGTTGAAAACTAATTCCTTCCGCATAAACTGGAATTGGGATAATGACATACTGGCGGTGACAAAGTCTATGAGCCACCTGAAGGGATTAACCGGGCTGGACACGAGCGCGTTTGCACACACTGGAAGTTACTTCAAGCCCATGATAACTTACCCGCCGAAAAGCGACATGATGATGTATGGAGCACGTAATACTTTGCACCCCATCAAACAACAAGTAGGTAGGCCGAAATGAAAAGTCACCCCATTTCGCACTACTGCTGGGTAGGAAAGCGTACTGATACAACCATGTAGTTGGCTACATTCCCTTAATGTCCCCAGCCTTGCACCTGCTAAGCAAGTGCGTAACCCACAAGAGGCACATCTCTGCGTGCTAATACAACCATGAAGTTGGCCACTAAGCAGAGGTGTTCACCGCCTACAACCAGCACACCGTTTCAAGGTGCGCCCACAAGACGTCCAGATGTGTTTTATGTGACAATGGCAGGCATACCGGGCGGTTGAGGGCTTAGACCCTACCCCTGCTCGATCCACCACAATGAGACACAATCTTCCTTTTCCTCAACTACGCCAATCAGAGTATGGCATGTGTCTCTTTACCGTAACAAAACCCGGTCCAGCCCGCATCACACAAAAGAACATCCTTTTAAGAAGAACATACGTCGAACTCAGGGCCGAGTGTCCAAGGGTACAACTTCCTCGCCAACATGTGAGTCTCCAACACAGCCCCCTCCCAACTCACTGGAAATTGCACCTTCAACATGCCCTCTATGTCAACCTGTTCCTCCACAGAAACCCCCCAAGCCCTGGCAAAACTCTCTCGGCAAGTGTCGGTAATGGGTAAATTCACCTTTTCCTGCCATCGTGCCATCCTGGTTACCTGTTGTTGATCATAGTTCTCAGCATCAAAGTGCTTTGCGAACCCAACGTCACCAAGAGCATTTAGAGCACGCTCTGCATACACGGAAAGTATCGGAACACCAGCATTTATAACGAGTTCACACTGAGCAACTGACTTTAAGATGGACCTCCCACCCTTCATCTCACCGTAGTGCCTGTGGGATGTGAACATGCCAGAGAGAACCTTGAAGGGCTCCCTCACCATTTTCCAGCCACCCGCAGTATGTACAGGCCTACTTTGTCCAAAAGTAGCTTGCTCCAGCAACCCAGAAGGTCTTTCGACCTTAGCTTCGTGCCCAAACGCCAAGAAAACACCAGGTATTCCTTCAGACAGTTTGGTGAGATCACCCGCCTCGCAAAAAAACAAAGCGTTGTCCCCGTCAGCCAAAATGTCCCACCGTGACCCAGGAATTAAAGCCCTCGCCGCCAACACTGACATGGCTGTCATGGCTACAGTATTCCCGAGTCCTGTATTGAAATCCCCTGAAGCTCTACCGCCTCGTTTCTTAAACCAAACCCCGTTTTGGGTGCGACCCTTATTAACCACCTGCCAACTCAAAAGGGTACCCAACCTACGTGACTTGTTGAATGAACGGTAAAAGCGATGCTCCTCAAGCAAAAACCACTCCCCGTGATGCGCTTCGAATGCAGTCATGTCTACTTCAAAAACCCTAGGGTCCTTAAAGTGACTCATCTTCCTCTGTATCAAAGCGGCTCTCTGAAAAGAGTTTAGTCCCTTTGCTGACATGCGAGTTGGCGGAACAAGTGCATCTTTCGGTGTGAGTAGTTGACGGTACACAGCGTGTTCAATGGGTTTCAAATATGTTGCCAGCTCCAAATTATACTTCGGAGTGCGCCCCCATATCATACGCGGTTTGTGTGCTTTTGCTAAGCCGTTATACTTCTCTGCCTTCACGAACGCGGAGATCCTGGCGTCACGAATGACGCATTCACCGTCCGTGCGTAGCTCAAGAGCAGCTTGATCATAACGCTTTCGCAACCGTCCACTATAACTCTCTGCAACCTGTTCCGGGGTTAGCTGCTCCACTGATCTACTCCTCTTGCACCAACTATTTATCAGCTTCCTCACAGCTCCCTTGCCTTCCTCAGTCGCCTCCGGGACTAGCTTTAGCATGCGATGCCGCAACCCTGCAATTTCGTTGCACATGCAGGAAGCATCCATGCTCGGGCGCCACACACCCCCCAGGCTGGGTATGTGGCAATGGTACACCTTGCCTGGTCTCACATCCTGTCTGCACCAACGATCGTCCGGCTCTCGCATGGATGAGTCTGCTGCCATCAAAGGCAAGTCAACATTTCTGCCGACACAAACCCGAGCCGTTCTCTCGTGGCACCGCTAAGATGTGGGGATAACCGCCGACCAGCGCGCTGCCAGCATGTTGTAACGTGGGGCAAATCTGAAAATTGAACGCCACTGTTCCCACTTGGTCCTGGTATCACGCAAATACCCAGGCTTTGGAACGCCCTGTGAAAGGCTCTCCATTTCGCTAACCCCTATTTGCACGGCTTGCGCTCCCAAAAGCCTAGTGGCTTTGTACTCTGGAATAGTAGTGCGGAACGCAATTGCAAGGGTGCCAGCCAACAAGCGAGAAACAAGCAAGTCGTTCATGCCTTGCTCATTACACCATGTAAGTGCCCTAGCTCTCATTGAAGAGATCAACTCAACTGTACGGCGACGGAGAGCCACAAAACCCTGAAGTTTTGCCAGAAGCTCTACACAGACCAAAACGTCACCTTCCAGTGTCTCCAACCTAGCTAGACAAACACCTGGCAACGAGCTATCACCGGGCTCGTTATCGTTATACTCCTCCCTGTCCAAGAATGAATAATCAAGGACTTTGCATTGACCGAGTACTTGTTTGAACCAAGCAACGACCGAAATTTCAGCCTTAACCGAGGACTTTCCAACCGGGTTAAGGTAAGCTTCCAGTCTGTTAGTTCGCACGCCGCGCTTTCTCAGTCTGAGCACCCTAGCGTCAATGGCCATGCGCTGGTCATTAACGATTATGGCTTCCGGGGCAGGTTGCTTTGTTTCCACAAGCACCTGGGGAGAGGGCAATGCCCCCAGTCGCCTCTTTAACTCCTCCAAAGCCGGGTCTGCTTCTTCGGGATCTGGCTGCTGCTTAACGACCTCAGCTGCTTCCATCGACGGAAGATTCTCACACATGGCGGTGTGTAACTCCTCGTTAATGCGCTGGAATTCAATTCCCCTACACATTGCTAAGGACAACTTAAGGTCGAAACACTGTTGTTTATAAATGCTCGTGTTTAAAGCATCGAAGTTGAAACTGGGCGCCACCCCATACATCCACAGAAGTGTGTCTACATCTATGGTGCTATCAACAACGTCCTTCTCAAACGTACCTGCCCCTTCGAAAATAAAAGGGAAGTCGTGAGCTACAGAGGGGTCGGACGTCCACCCCCTGGTGAGAATGTGTATTGTACCCATATCTCGAAAATCCTGAGTTAGGTCTCTGGCAGTAACCCCAGATGCCTGCGTAGGTCGCTGGCAGTACACCCTAGTGTTTTTATACAGACACCATCTGTTTTTGGTTTCTTTAGATGCTGCGGTTCACCCTCCGCAGAACGCATTAATGCTGCGTGAAGCAAGTTTCTTTTTATACTGTGGTTTACCCTCCACAGGACGTTTTAAGCCACGCAGGCTGATTTCTTTAGATACTGCGGTTCACCCTCCGCAGTACGCGTCAATGCTGCGTAAAGCAGATTTCTTTTTATACTGTGGTTCACCCTCCACAGGACGCTTTTAAGCTGCGCAAGCTGGACGGGTGAAGTCAACTAAATAGTGTCATCCGAACACCCTGGAAGCTAAGTTTGCCTACTTTCGACACTAGCCTATATCGGCTTACCTTTCCTTTTGCACTCAAGCAGCTCGTATGGAGGTGATAGGGCCAAACCCCTCCAGTGATTAATGTCTTCTCTGACAAACAAGCCATGGCCATCCACCTGGTTAAACCACCCACATTGCGGTGTCGACACAAAGTAGGAAAAGGTGGTGACTGGGAACAGCACAAGTGC